GGACATCCTTCTTTGCTGACGCAGCGCCATGCGGTAAGGAGACCATCGGCCATCCAGGCATAGCCTCATAACAGCTTGCAGCATCTAATTCACCTTCAGTAATAACAATGCGTTTACCAGTAGTAGGGAAACGATGCTGACCGAATAAGGTATCAGTGGAAATTCCTTCATATCTAAAATCTTTTTTCTTTGTCTTTATCTTTTTTCCTTGTAGTACTCCGTCGCTGCTGAAATAAGGGAACTGTAAAAGTTCTCCGTCTCTGTAGATTTTGTAGTATTCACAGGTTTTTTCAGAGATGTTTCTTTTCTGCAGCCGTTCGGCTGAGCCATTGAGGTAAACATTGGGTGTCATCTTATGAGAGTGGAATTCTTGTCCGTCACCTTTAACGTGTGTATGACAGACGAAACAAAAAGTGTGGCCATCGGAATACACAGAATTGGCATCCGATGAACCACAATTAGGGCATGACTCATGCCTGACAAATTCAGAGTCAGATGAGCCAGTCGAGTGGAATGTTGACATAACTAGACCACGGAATTTCGTGGCGTTCGCAATATTGGGCGTATGTAGTTTTAGATTTTTTAGAGATCGTGTTATAGGGATGTTGAAATACCATCCTTATATCCATATCTGGATTATCTCTCTTTACAGCTAGAATTTTTCTCCTATCAGCTGGTGACCAGTAGCCTTTTGCTTCTAGTACAACATGTTTATTAGGGAGAATAAAGTCAGGTGTGTAGTGGTGGTCGATCGTATAAGCGAGCTTAGTTGATTCAAATTCATAATCAATCTTGAGTTCATCTAGTAAATCAGCAATACTTTTTTCTAATTTGGATCTGAATTTATAATCTTTTCTTTTCTTCAAACGTTCAAATGCTTGCTGAGCCCACTTCTTAGGATCTTCAGAAGTCTTCTTCGTCATCAGAATTTAAAGTTATATTGGGATCACTGGTTTTGTATCCTTGAGTAGTACCAAATAGTTTTGCTACTTCCTCTTGATCCATATCCCCACTGTCTACTCCTGCTGTTCCATTAACTGAGACAACTTGTACTCCAACTAATTTAAGAGTGGTTCCAATAGTGACACCATCTCTTAAGATGTAGGGTTTTTGATAAAAAGCTAATTTGACTTTTGATCCTGAGTACAAAGGTGTCTCTGTATCAGTAACAGGACTACCTTCAGTGTCCACAATGGGCGGTCTGTTCTCTTTATTCCAAGAAAACTTTAATTTAAATTTGCCATCAGATACCTCTTCCCATGGCTCCGGTTTAATACTGGATCTTTTTGGGTTTTTTAGCTTGGATTCAGCCCATTTTAATGACTCAGTTCGATCATCTTCTAAATCAGTGACCATACTTTCATCAACTACAGCATGGAGTGAGTATCCATACTTACTAGGTTTTAGGACAGCTTGATAACCCTCTAAGACAACGGGTGTTTCTGTCTTGTGGATAGTTCTAGCCATCTTCCTCTTCTCCTCCATGTAAAGCTTTGAGTTCAGCTTGAACTTCTAAGCGATACTTAGTTAGTTCATCGATTCGATTATCGATAACTTTGATTTGGTTCTCCTTAAGTTCCATTTCTTTTTGCTTGAGCCTCTCTTCTGAGACAACAATCACCCTAGTGGGTGCAAAGAAACTATCAAAAAGTGAATAATTGTACATTTAACAAAAGAAATAAGTGGAATCAATCACGTCGGAGGGTTCTAAGTCTCCAATGATCGGCGGTTCAGTCTTCGCTCCAATCTGTTTAGCGAAGTCGGTTAAGTAATCATGTTCTGCAAACAAATGCATGTAGACCTTCCTAACAACGGAAGACAACAAAGACATATCAGTTGCTCTACATAACACTGAATCATGTATGACAGCTATGGGTGCATCGAATTGCTTAATTGATAAGTGGAGCAATGATGCATCCAAGCTGTGTATCAAGTTGGGTGCTGTTGCAGCCTTGTGTCGAGTCTTATCTACTTTGTCGGTGTCTTCTGTAGCTAACCGCAATTGACATCGACCTAATAGTTTTAAATCTAAGACTTCAACTTTCTTCTTCATTAACTTCTGAGAGACAACAAAACCTGATGGAGTTACCCATTCAAGTTCTTTGGCTCCGTTCTTAATAGCTTGTGAGACTTCATCTTCTATCCATTTCATTACTGCCATAGGACCAGGAACTACTTCGTTCATGGCATCTCTTACAGCAGCAACAGTAAGAGTTAGATCATCTTTTTCTACTTCACATCCTTTCTCCTTTAAAGCCTCTTTAATGTAGGAACGGTTTGAGAAAGGTTTAGCGTTGTAAGGTATGGTCATAACTGACCTCTTAACAGACTTCCTATCCCAATAAGGCCAAAGGATCTCAGGTATATTTGGTTTCGATTTCTCAGCTACTACTTTATATGCATCTTGTGGTCTTTCATCAGGTAATACATTAACTAATTTAGCTGTTGATTTATCTCTTGCTAATCCTGATAATATCTGTAATCCACTGCATGTTGCATCGGTAGCAACTGGTAGACCTGTATATCCTCTATCTCGTTTAATACAACAATGGTAATACTCATCACATGCTGCTAGGAATTGCCAAGGTTCTTCAGCGACCTCCCAATCAGGAAGACAACCTATAGGATCTTGAGCAACTCTAGTGATTAAACTTAGATTATCTTTAGTCCAAGCTAAGCGTTCAGTCATGGTGGCTTTATCTAATCCATAAGTTGTTGCAACTTGGAAAGATAACCACTTCTCAGCTTCATTATTTAAGAACGATTCATCAGCAAATCTTATTAATGACTTACCAAAATCTGTGTCTTGTGGTGTTAAGAAAGCAGGGATAGGATAAGCCCTCCCTCTGTAGTCCAGACTCCAAGGTATAAAGAACTTCTCCTTATCCTTAAATCTAGTTACCGCTTCCATCGTCATCCTTGTTCTACATGAACGTCTAAATGCGTTGGCATTGATGTTCATAACCTCTGCAGCTTTCCTTCTATAAGCCTTTCGACTATCAGAATTCTCAGCTATATCAGGTGGTTTAGGTGGTAGTGGTATTTCTACAATGGGGATAAACTTTCCTACGCTCATCCCCTTGCTCTGTAACTCTTCTGCTACATGAACAGTGAATGGGTTTAAGCGGTATCCAACCTTCTGAATCTTGTTCAGAAAAGCAATTGGAGTTTCTCCCTGTATAGGGAAGTGGTTGCCTCTACGTACCATATCGTGACCTCGCATCACCTCGTTTAAGAGATATCCTCCAGGTCTTTCATTGCTCCAATCATTAGGTTCTATCAGCATTGGCCATGACAATGGGCTGAATAATTCAGCATCATGCATGACTTGATCCTTGATCTTGATGAACTCTGGCGTTGGAACTAAGTGGTATGTGGTTTTCCTTCCTTCCCTCCTTTTTTCCTTCTCAAACCAATTAACAGGTTTAAGAATACATTCCAATAACCATCCGCCTAACTTTGCTCTAAGAGGTACTGGCCAAGGCATCCATTGCTTAACTTCATAACGATTCATAAGAGTACGAATCACTACAAGTTTCTGATGTGTCCCTATTGAGTTGTGCCAGTAATTCTTTTTAAGTACTTCTAATAAGCCAGGTGCATGTGTCTCATAATGTCTCATCTGACATTCATCTTCTACAGCCTTACCAATGGCTTCACATATCCTTGTTAACTTATTACTTCCTTCTTTAAAACTAAATACTCTGTCAAACGTTATCTTACAAGCTATAGCAGCAGCTGCTAACGGTTCAAGGTCAGCAAGATACTTAGCTATCTCTTTAAAAGCAACACCATTTTGACGAGTGTGAATCCTGTCATTAGTCTCCTCTATTTGTTTAACCACCTCAGGCAGTAACGTATCGATAGAACTAATTCCATATACAGCAGCCGAGGCATATTCTTTCTGTTCTAATTTTCTAGTGTTGTCCCTAAGACGTTTCAATCCTTGTCGAATTTGATCGCGTTCTAGGTCAACTTGCTCTGATATTTGAGCGGGAGTTGGCATAATAAATTTGACGCTGGTTTAGGTGTATGGTCTTTTTTAAAACTTATCTGCTAGTGGATAGATGTCATACAAAGAAAGGTCAGGCTTTTACACCTGACCCATCCATGTGCGTAATCAAAACAACTCTAGGCTTGAAAACCAGCGAGGTGCGAGCCTCCGTGGGTTCGAATCCCACCCCCTCCGTTCGATTTCGGCGAGAGCTGGTTATTTAATCCAGCCCAAGGGTTACTTCATTTTTCTGTAAATGAGGCAAATTTGGGCTGTTTTCAAGCTTGCAGGACGCGCTGGTCCTTGATGAATTGTTTAGATATTGCTCATTGCGTTACGTCTTGCACTGTCAGAAACTTTCGCATATCTCAGCGTAGTTTCTATACATGTATGTCCCATAAGATCCATTAAAGTTCTCATCGGAGTACCAGCTTCAGCATGAAATACACCGAAGGAATGACGTAAGCAGTGGAATACATAAGAAGGAGGAATTTCTAAGAAAGCTGTTACCTTCTTAAAGTTCCTAAGTAATACTTCTTTAGTACTCCATTCATCACCAAAGATACGTAATGTATCAGGTGCATTTTCTAATCTTTTAGCAAGAATAGGTGCAACCTTGGGATGTATTGGTACCTCCCTCCATTTACCTGTTTTGGTTTGGAAGCCAGGTCTACCTCCTACATAGATAGAACCTTTAGTAAGGTCAATATCCCCAGCTTTAAGCTTAAGGATTTCACCTTGCCTTAGTCCTGTATATGCTCCGAAGGTTGAGATATCTGCCACGTCATCTCTATAGAAAAGACCACGGGCACATTTCTCTATCTCATCAATCTGTTCTTTAGTAAACCATTGAGGTCTACCTTCTACTTCCTTCCTCTTAGGGTAGGTATTAGGCTGTGGGATCTTCTTACGTTGGTAACAGAAAAAGAGTACTGAATGTACTGCTGATGTGAACCTATTAATGGTTGCATCAGCCTTACCTTCTTCCTCTAATTCTCTACCACACTGATCCATCATCTCAATCGACATTCGATTGACTGGCAGTGATCTACCTCTTAATCGTGTGAGGTAGCCTGTATAAAGTCTGAAGGATGTAAATCCTCCACGTTCGGGTCGATGCTTGACATTATGTTCTAAGTCATAATCAAGACATTCACCCCAGGTTTTTAATTCAATCATAAAGAATTTTCTTTATGTCGTTGGCTAAGCGCTCTCCTTTTGGTGTGAGCGAGAGCGTAACTCTCCTTTTGTTGGTTGGATCTACCTCCTTTTTGATGAGGTCAAGTCCTTTCTGACCTAATCTATTGGTCTTCTTTAAGTAATCAGTACTCCTACTGCTACTAGCAACCGCAAGATATAAGTCTTCTTCTAAGGCTTGCTTATGGCAATCGTTATGACTGGCTATATATAAAAAGCAAGCAATCACTTGTCCTGGTACCTCAGAGTCAAGCCGTCTAAACAGCTCAATCACTTCGAGAACTTTCTCGATGCTTTGATCTGTAAGTTCTCGTCGGAAGGGGTCCATGATTATAGAAAGGACGATCCAAATCTAAATGAAACATCCATATATGGATTGATATACCGAGTTTCGTAACATTTATATAGAAAGTTTGGTAGTCTTCGATACATAAATGAATAATACCTATCGACACTATAGTCATGTATGTATCTCAGCGAGAGCCTCCTTCAAAGCGTTGCAAATTACAAGACATTGAGTTGCAGCTTTTGGTGAGATATACATTTTGTTATGCATTTGTATCGTCTTGTACTTGTTCCTCCATCAGTTTTATCAATTCATCCTTATGTGGATGGTTATCAACGTCCTTGATTAGTGTTTCAAGACGTCTATTAAAAGTCTTCGTACTCATAATCCTCGTCGGGTATTAATCGTTTAACGGAATAAGGGTCTACTACTGTGAACTCAATACCAGTTGTATCTAAAAGCTTATCTACCATCCTTTGAGCTGCACTATGATTCTTAAATACATGTTCTTTTACATGTTTGGTTTCTAAATCAGAGACTCGGATGATGCAATAACAACTAGATGGGAGTTCCCAGCCTGATACCTTCCAACTCATGAATTCATCGTATTCAATTGAATCAAAGAACTCGGAAGGTGCGTTCTTAAGTTCTCTCCAATTATTATGGAAATAAGGTTTCTTTCGTTTGTTCATCAGGGATAACATCAATAAGTTCACATTTGTTTTGGACTGAGAAATCCCACGCTTGCCACGCAGCATCCTCGTCATCTTTGGCTAACACCCAGTGCTCGCCTATATCAAACTGCAACCTATACATGTGCAGCTTTTGAGGAGAATGAAGCAAAGTTAATAACCTCGTTTAGTTGTTAGGTTTCGCTGTTTCGTTGTGGCCTTAGCTTGCCGTTTCTTTAGTTGGTTTACGCCTCTTTGCTGGGCGTCCTTGTTTACGAACTGGACTACCCTTGAGTTCTTCAAGTAAGTCCTTGTATTGCTGCGTCCATGTGTTGTTTGGATAATGGTGTAAGTATGCAAGGACAGCATTTTGCATTAACCATTCTTTTGATTTAGTGGGTGTCATTACCTCCTTAGATAGACAAGTTAAGGGATTGAATCCCTCAGCCAGTCAACATGTAGATGACTGGGAGAGAGAATCATTTAGTAACTTTTTCTTTAGTTACTTTCTTCTCTAGATGTTCTTTATATTGTTTCTCAACAAATTCAAGAACAGTTTCTTTATCAATTCCTCGGAAAACTACTCTGTCTTCCCAGTCATCAGAAATCAGAAGACCTCCATGTTCTTCGCAATAACTAATATGTGGGTTCTTGAAATAGTATTCGTGAGTTGTTTCAAAAGTGAGTGCCATAAGACCTCATTAGATGGATGAAAGAGGGTGAGTCCCTCAGTAATTCCACGCCCAAATGATGAGAGTGGAATTAGGGAGAGCTTCAGTACTCCATGTATCGACGCCCTGTCCATATCGGCGCCTTTGATATTTTTTGTACGTCAATGTATGCATCGGGATAAACCTGCATCCATTGATCCAGTTTTGTTTGATAGCTGTGTCCTTGGAATGTTTCCAGAACGTTGGCTACTCCGTCCTTGAATAAGGAGACTTGATAAGTGTGCATCAAGAATCAATTAACGTGAAACTGTGGTCGGTTCACAGTTGGGACTAAGTGAGTCCCTAAGTCAGCCCAATTAAAGGGCTGAGGTAGAGAATCAACGGGTTATGTCCTTGATTCTGTTGAGACCTTTCATGATCCAAGGCTTAGCCTCATTAAATACATGAACGCAGTCAGAGACAAGCTCTTGACGTTCATATCTATCATGTGCAATCCTTGTATTGAAATCATCTATTAATATCTCAAGAGATAATGGTGATTTCTCAGGCTTGCTTAATCTCTTAGTTTGATTAACAACAACTGCGTCCTTGTTAGGTTTGATTGTTGTTACTTTCTGTTCAGTCATTGATTTGGTTGGTGACTTCCTAGCCCTGCGTTTGCGTACAGGTTTCGGTGCAAGTTGTGCAGTAGTCATGGGCATTTAATGGGTGAACATTTGAGGAATTACCCTCAGTCTGTCAACCTATCCGCTAATGGATAGGAATGACAGAGGGAGAGAATTAACTAGATCTCCTATCTAAAGCTGAGAGAATCAAACGATCACCAATTGATTGAATCTTTTTGTTATCAGATAACCAAAGATAATCAACTAATTTGAATAGATCATTCATGCTTAGTTTTAGTTTAATCATTGGGAAAAAATTAAAGAGGGAGAGAATTAACTACACAATGAAGTCCACTAATTCATAATTAACTGATGGCTTCTTTAGATTGTTATTAACCCAACGTCCTATTGACTGGGCTTGATCTTGAAGCAAGTTAGTTATGGCAAAGCGTGAAACTTTTGAATAGTTGTACTTATATCCATCCTTGAAAACAACAGTTGCTCGAGCCATAATTGGATCGACTGTTAGTTCTTCAATACAGGATGAATTAACACCAACTTGAATGTTCATTAGTAACTAGCGTTGTTAACAATGAAGGAATGAATCCTTCAGTCTCCCTAATAAAAGGGAGAGGGAAAGAGTCAGTTATTTAAAGAAGAAATAGGTATACCCGTCACTGCATTTAGCTGTGTCGTAATCGTGCCTAAGATTGCAATCCCAGGTCAATTGATAATCAATAACAATCCAAGTTTCCTCGGAGAAGTTATTATCATTGATATACTCTTGAGTGAATACAGCTTCGGGTGACATACCTCTTTCATTCTTATGACATCCATTATTTCTATCAATGAATTGTTTAGCAGTTTCAATTCCGATGTCTTTTAGTTCATCGCAAAATGCAACGACCTTTTCCATATCTTTTTGAGACCAGTCATCTGGCTCATAATCAACAGTGAAATCAAAGACCTCGCAACCAACCTCTTGTAGTAATTCTTTGTCATGATCATGTTTAATCATTGCAAAGTTTGTACCATCGATAGTTAATGATGTGGTAGTCATTGGTAACTCCTAGCTAGGGAAATGAGAAGGATTGAATCCTTCAGTCAGTCCCCATTTGTTGAGGACTGAAGGAAAGAATCCCACCCAAAGTGATCGCCTAAACCTGATGATGTTTTACTCCAATTGTTATCTATAACTTTGAGTACATATTCAGGTAAGTTGTCACTAATTAGTGCAACTGGTTCGGTGAGTCCTTGAGGTGTGTATTCCTTTAGTTGTGTCATACAAAAAATGTATAAAGTTCCCTGGCCTTCTATCGCTTAGTGGATAGATGGATGTTTTTTAGATCCTTGTTGCTGACTGTGGCTCTTCCTGGCTCGCCGCCCACTACATCACCCAGCAACTGTCCTTGGATTCATTCAGTTTTCAAGTTTCTTTGTTATTACTTTCTTTTGAAAAGTCTGTCAGCCTGTGGCCTCTGATTAGGCGGTCTAACTAGCTGAATCTCGATCATATCAAAAGATTTGAGAAGTGCTTAGAATCTTAATGATCTCTTAACACTTGGTTCATTCAACCTAGTTGATGACTGAACTTGTTCCTATTGTATCATCCATTAGTGGATAGTACATGATCAAATGATACAAGATCAATGTACAATGGAGAGAAGCTAGTCATACCAAGGGTTTTCAATAGTAGCCGCCACAGATGCCCACTAATTAACAACATCTGCTGATATTCCAACAAAAAAATAATAAATAATAGCCCAAAAACCCAGATACCCACTAAAAAAAGTCGGTTATGGTAACCAGAGTCACTATTTGCACGAAAAAAGAGGGGTGGCATGGGGGTAAATTCGTCCTTGTACCCTCGATATATGACTTCTCAAATTTATGCCATTTTTTTACGGACCTTCTCCTCCTTCTTCAATATCTTCTGTGCCTTCTTTCTAGAGACACATTCTTGTGCCTTCCTATTCAACTTAACTAACTTCTTCTCTCCTTCTCTCATCTATGTATACAGTAGAATACAGCGAGACCCGATTCGTGGGATGTGTGGTGAGGATGGTGAGTAAATAGATAGAACTCCGACTCCAAGATTCAGATAGGAGTAATGGAGGGAAGAAATGTTGTCTTCCCCCTTAACAAAGGGAGGGTCCACCCTTCCCTCCCCCTGTATAGGCAAGTGGTTGGGTTAAACCCAGGTAGGGACTGACTTGTTGTCTTCTAGACCTCTAGCTTTGTCTCTTTGGTCTTTATTCATACCAAAAGCTATGTGATTAGCAGAGCTATGAGGGTTATCTAAGAAGTCTTCAAGCATAGAGTTCCATTCTTGTTGTCTTTGGATTCTTATTTGGTCTTGAGCAGAGATTGATAGAGCATCAGTGAAATATTTAACACCTTGAGCTAAGCAGTCTAGTCTGTCGTCATGTTTAACGGCTCCTTTTTCTCTACACATGCGAGACATTTGGTAGAAGAGCATATAGAGGAGTCGTTCTTCAGGAGCGCCGTCTGCATTGGACTTATAATCCCACTCAATGACGCGGCGATCAATAACAAGACGATGTTGATTAAGGACAGGCTCAAGAGAATCAATGATACGGTCTTCTTTTCTAACATTTGCTCTAGTTTCTTCTATATCTATGTGTTGATGAGTATTGATGATGTGTTTTTTAAATAGTTCAGCAACTATGCCATCACCGAAGTTAGATTCAATGAGTAACTTAGTAGCACCAAACTTCTTGCAACCTTCTAGGATATCTAATAAAGTATTGTCGCTGTAACCGTCTCTATAGGCTCTCATTTCATGTAAATAAAGGAATCCATTACGTTGTGAAATGAAGGCCGCTGCAGTCTCATCTGAGCCCCTTCCAGAGGGGTCTACAGAGCATATAGTTTCTTGATATTGGGACCAATCACCTACCAAGTCCATTGGGGAATAAAAGTAATCACCAGGGAGACCAACTGTAGGTAAATCTTTAATAACATTTCTTGGATCTGAGCACCAAATAACGTTATCAGGAGCTGTTGTTGGGTTAACGGATGTAACCACCAGATCGGCCATTTTAAGAGGGAACTTCTCAGCATCACTTAATGAGGTATCGAGTTGGAACTGAAGCATGAAGTTAGATCGACCCATAGAAGCTTCACGTTCTAGGAGGTCATCATGATCAAAACGTTCACTATCTGTACATTCCCACTCTTGAGCACCTTGATCTAAGTCCTCTTGAATTTGAGGAGCTAGAAGTCCTTCATATTGACTAAGTTTTGACTTTCGTGGGTAGCGACTAGGCCAAACGAAAGGGCGGTAATTTCTTTCAGCAAGTTTTCGATAAACAGTAAAGGTGGTCTGGGGAGTTCCCAGATACATAATACGACTATCATTTTTTGGAGTAAGGATAGATTCCGCTTCTGTGCAGAGCTGTAGGAGTTTTTCCCGCATAAGCTCTGTCATTGAATTGCCTGGCACTTCTATATCGTCCAGAATCATTAAGTCTGCTCTGGATCCGGTTAGCTGACCTGTGATTCCGACTGACTTGACGCTTGGAGCTTGGTGAGGGGAACAGTTTACGTCGAAGCTTATGCGTGACCATCTGGAATCGTCTGATTTGGGTCTTAAGTGTTCTAGCCATGGTGTTTCAATGATTAGTTTTTGAAGAAAGATACTCATGTTGTCTGCTCTCTCTTTAGAGGCAGAGATGATCATGATTTTTCTTTCAGGATCTTTAAATAGGGTCCAAAGAACGAAAGCTCCAGTAATCCAAGACTTACCAACTCCTCGGAAGGCTTGAATCTGTAGACGTTTAGGACCATGTTGTAAGTAGTCAGCTATTGCGTATTGCGCTCTAGTAGGAGATGGAAGTTCAAGCTGTTCCCACAGAGCTTGCAGGAACAATTTGAAATCATCTTGTAGAACGGTTATTACATTGCTCATGTATATGGTTTTGGCTTGAATTTCTTCTTAGCTGTTTTTAGACTTTTCTTTTTGTTGTAGTGATCTTGTTGTTGAAGAAGTTTGATCTTTAGTTTGTCTTTGTTAGATTTTGTAGTTGCCATTAGAAATTAGGTATTGGTATTTGTTTCATCCCACCAACGAGTGCTTGACGGTTTGAGTTTAGTAATGCAGATTTAGCGCCTATTTGTTGTAGGTTTGTTAAAGCATCTTTCATTTCTATAGCTGATTGAGATCGACTTGCTATTTGAGATGCAGCTTCTAATATTGGAAATACAGTACCTCCCACATCACCTATACTTTCAGCAGTTGCTAAACCTAGAAGTATTGCGTTTTTACGAGTAGGATTTTCAAACCATTTACGGAGTTTAAGATAGTTATTAGCAAGACTTAAAGGAATACTTGCAAACATAGGTAAGTTTGCTCGGTTAGCTAAAGCTACGGTTCTTGCAATCTTTTTACCTTTTTCAAAACTACCGTTACCTTTCCCACCGTTTTTAGGTGTAGATGATCCACCGGTTTTAGGAGGATTCTTAGGACCGTTTTTCCCGTTCTTACCATTATTACCGTTATCCCCGTCTGGCTGATCTAAAGGACTTCTTAAAGCACCTCTAACAGAAGCTTCTTCATCTCCAACAAAAGAACCTATTCTCTTTTGAGTCTCTATATCTACAGAGCTTCCACCTTTTCTTAAGTTATCTTGTGCTGGTATACTCTTCTTATTGTTACGTAGTTCTAATCCTTTATCTTTAATAGATACTCGATGATCAAGATGTTCTCCAGGTTTCCTATTTCTTTGCTGTATTCTAAGCTCCTCGTTATTCATAGAATTAACTTTCTCAGAAAAATCCCATAAATCATCATCAGACACATCTTTAAATTCAGGGAAATTTCTGAAGTTTTTAAAGAATCTATTTGCATCAAAAGCAGCTTCGTTTTTTCTAGCTTTATGAGTACTAGAATGTGTTCTATGTAGGTGTAGCTTTCTAAAACCTTGTCCTGTTGGATTATTTTTAGATTGTTTACTTAATCCTTTTGGTTCTATCTCCCATAAATCTCCGTCTTCATCCATGAAGTAAGGTTTTAGACCTTTAGGTTTTCCAGCTTTTATATACTCTTCTTCAATTTGTCTAGCGTCTGCAATACCTTTTCTATTCCTTTTAGGAGGTCTTTTATAAATGATACGTCCGTTTTCAAACGTATGAAGTATTTCGGCCATAAAAAAAGCCGCCCTTGCGGACGGCTGGATATATGTATGTCGGGTGTTTAATTAATGTGAGAAAGAATCAACTCTTCTCTGTGTGGATTTAATCCATAAGTAGCTCTCATCCAAGAGAGCCAATGTGCACTACCTTTGTCCTGGTTACATCGTCTACAGGCGGGGACAAGATTCGAAGTGAGATCTTCTCCGCCAATACATTTAGGTTTGACATGATCGAGGGTAAGTTTGTTTGGTTCATGATGTTCTCCGCAATAAACGCATGTGTGATTAAAGTGCTCCTTAATGGCATAACGCCACAGCCTTTTGGCTTCAGGACTTTGCATGGTTATTAGGTTTTGTAGATAGTGATCAGGACTTGGGTATAAGGTCATTTACGTGAACGATTTCGTGCTCTGTTTTTCCGTGCAATCTCAAGGGTTGTTCTTCCTCTCTTTGTATGAGAAACGTCTTTACCATCACCAACACGGGATCTACCCTTTCGATGATTCTTTCGATTAATACGGTTAAGCTCTACTCTGCGTTTGACCTCTTTTTTCTTTCTGTTGTATTTTTTCTGATAGCGACGTTTCACCATCAGAGATCGTCTATTTTTACGGTAATAGCGGGTTGATTTTCCCTTCTTCTTACCTCGTGATTTTTGGGCCATAGAGTCTTCTTTGAACCATCTCAGGGTCTACCTTTGGCATAAGTGAAGCGAGTTTGTCTAAAGGACTACCTTCTAGAGCAACCCCGCTTACGTCATTAGTTTTGAGCCAGTCACAGGCTGCTTTTAAATCTTGGGTAGTAGCTTCACCACTGCGAACACGTTTAAGAAATTCTTCTGTGACAAGGCTATGTAATTCATTAAATTGTTCTTCAGTGGCTTTATTCATCTACGCTTTTTCCCCAGGGAATAAATTTTTCTTGACTAGAGCTACTGCAGCATCGTCGATAGTGTTATCTGTTGATTTTGCATAAGCTTCCAATAGTTCCACAACTAGGTTTTTTACAGAGGCGGAGCTAAGGAATTTGAATAGGATTGGCTTAATAAACAGCATTGTCATCATTTGAGTTTGAGGGGTGATTGTTCGGGTGTAATTTCTAGCGGTCCTTTCTCTAAGATCTTCTCAACAGCTTTTTTCTTGTCGTTCAGCTGTTTCAGCTGTCCTACAGGGGATGCATTGAAGATATTTATCACTTCTTTAACTGCAAAACCGCCTAGTACTAGGATCACTGCAGTTATAATTAAAGGTTTTTTCATTTTTCGGGTGTATCAGTTTTGATAATGCTGACGATTGGAACCACGTCGTTACATAACTGTTCAACACGGCTACCAGGTCGAAGGGTAAAACCCTTTTGCATTAGTTCGGCACATTTGAGAGCACGTACCAGCTCATAGTCAACTCGCATTTTCTCTTCTCTTCTTTTTGCTATTGATTTACACCTTTCCGTTATTGAGCCATCCAAAGGAACCATGAAGTTCAATTGACCTCCATAGTTCCAACCTCTGGAATAACTCTCAGGATCATATGGTTTATTTTCACTAGCAAGCCAAAAGGGAGAGAAAGTCATGGTTGGTCCATTGCAAGCAATAGACGGTCCCATATTTTGTCTACTTGGTGCTCCATTGTTTTGGAATTGCACAGCTTGATTGGTTACGTTCCCAGTAGCTGTACTGGACGGAGCTGCTGTATTATTGATCTCATCGCCACTCGCTAAGGCTGGTGAACCTATTGTGAGAAGACTGATAAGGAAGTAGTTGTAGCGTTTGTAGTTATGTCTCGATCTATATCGATTGTTTCTAATAGAACTAAACCTGTTGTTGAATCTGCTGCTCTGGTTACGACTTCGAGTTGAAAGTCTTCTCCAGCAGTTGTTACTGTCCAAGTTGTATTTGAACCAGCTATATCTGAAGAAGGAGTTACATTGGTTCCAGACCAACTGTTTAACTCTCCTCCATATACTTTTTGATTGATCGTTTCTGTAACGGTTTGAGTTGTAGTTGTAGTTGCGTTCATCGACCCCTGGGTGAAGGCGGGCGTGATTTGATTTGCTCTTGCTACCGAGGGTGAAAGCAGTAAAAAGAGTGATAGCCATAAGGTTTTCATTCTTCTTTCTTTTTGGTTTGAATTTGATTTGCCATTGGGCAGTTGACGGGTTTACCGTTTTTACTGTTAGAAGTAGTCAAGCCAAAACTGGCTAGTGCTCCAGTAAAGACCGAAGCAACGAACGTGATATCTCCAGATTGACCCTTCTTTACCATTGGTAGTTCCACGTAATTAAGCGTGATTATGAATCCAGCCCATACGACAACTCCAAGTCTGACAAAGGTTCCTAGTATTTGTATCTGTTCTTCTTTGTCTTCTATTCCATCCTTCAACTTATGTAGAAGGTTCTTCGGTTTTTCTTCCATTGGTGAATTTCTTATATATTCTTGAGAGAAATTGTTGTACTACAGGTTTGACTATTTTTGTAGCGTATTTCAACACGGAAGTTGCAACCAAGGTGGTAGCTACAGAAACAACTGCACTAATAGAGGCAGCTCCTAATATCTCTTCTCTTGGAACTGTCATTTCATAGTTAGTCCAAGGAATGGTGACTTTCTTTAAATCTTTCGAGACTGGCTTACCTTCATTCTTTTCTTCCTCTTCAGATTTAGTACCTTCTAACGTCATCAACTCTTTTGATGGAACTAACATTGGTTTGTAAGAAGGTAAATCCGCCTTTGGTTGATCCAAAACTGGACGTGGTAGTGGAGGCGGATTTGGAAGTATCTGATTAGGTAGGTTTATAGAAGGTATTGTCGGTGGACCTATTTGGCCGGCCAATCTTCTAATAGGTCAGGGTTAGCGATATCGTTATACTGTTTAGGGTCAAATGATTCATAAACTTTAGGATCTTGAGACTTTCCGTCTACAAGAACTTCTTTAGAAGTATCAAATTTCTCTGTTGCACCATTAGAAGCTGTACCTGCAACTGTAGGAGATAAGGTGCCAGTTATCGTGGCACATAACTTATCTACATCAGCACAGGCATTGATCGTTGCTTCACGAAGACCACATTGTGTACGAACATTCGCACGATAGGTCTTATCTGCAGACGGTACAGCAGTACCGCCTTCAGCAGCTCTGATTACTTTCCAATCAGTAGGAGCTAATAATGAATTAGCTATATCTTTTTGTTTTTGAACCCATAAAGACTTTAAAGTTGCTAAGTCTTTAGGTTTAGTTGGACTCCAATAAAACCGTTGGTCATACCAAGGCGGTCCTGCTTCCCAAGTTATACCTGTATTAGCTACAGCCGCACGACTAGCAGCTGTACTATTCCGTAACCAGTTAGCAGGATATTGAGTTCCTTTTGCGTCTGTGAATGCTACATCTAAAGATAGAGGCATTCCATTTAATTTGTATCCCATAAGTTAACTAACGTGCTCTACTTGTTTTAAAAGGGTGCTCGGCAAATGCTAACCATACATGAGTAGCATCACTTGCATTATGATAAGAACCATTCTGTCTGTGTTTAAATCCATTAGATAATGTATCGACAAAGTCCCAGTCGGCTTCTGCATTACTAGTTTCAATGTATAAAGCAAGATTCGTAGGATTATTGTTATCTCTTTCTGTATCCAATACAACCCATCCGCCAGCAGCATCAGTTCTTTTAATCATTATGTATTTCGGTTTGAAACCTGTATATATAAATGGACCATCAGTACTACCATTTCCAGTATACGATCCAAACGCACTAAACCCAGGAATTGAAGTCCACGCGAAACAAACCGAGTCATAACCTGAATCCCAAATACCCCATTCTCCAGTCGTAAATACGGTATTTGTAGGCTCTATATCGTGGAAGAAACCAGCGTCATCAAGTTCTGCATTGTTGAGGTTCAATCTGAGTACTTTTTCTGCACCAAGTGCAGAGTGGTATACATGCCAGTTAGCTGTTTGGTTAGTGTTTTTGAAAATCATCAAGTCAGGTTTAGCGTTTAACCCATGACCAATGGTGTGTTGAGCAGTATTACTTCCTGACCATTTCGTAATACTAAAACCAGCCGTATTATTTACCCATTGAGCGCTTGGTGTAAGACTTCCATCTGTTGACGCTGTTGCTGCGGCTGTGCCAGCATCCCAGCACCAACCTACATATGTATGACTGCTGTTATTAGCTCTATCTTCAGTGCCAACAGTAAAACCATCTGAGTTGAATGCAGTTAGAGAATTCGGATCATCTAATTCAGCATAATTTCCTTCAGACCTTAATGATTTACCTACACCTCTTGTCTTGTCAAAGAGGATATGGCTTCGACCTCCACTCCTTTCTTTTATCCAAACAAAATCA